CAGGTCGCGCTCGATCGCGCGCGCCGCGGCGGAGAAGGCGTCCTCGATCAAGGCGGCGGCGGGCGCGATCTCGTCGCGCGCGACGCGGGCGATCTCGGCCCCGGCCTCCGAAAAGCTCCCCGAGAGGCCGCCGGGCGAGAGATGGGGGTTGGAGGGGTCGGTCATGGATTTTCGTCCCTGTACTGAGCGATGAGCGCCTCGAGCCCGGCGCGGGAAAGGGCCGCCGGCGCGTCGGGCGCGAGAAAGCGCCATTCGGCGAGCGTCAGCGCCCAAAAGGCTTCGGGCGAAAGGCCGAGCGTCGTTACGGCGTAGGCGAACCATTGCCGGAAGGGGATCACGCGCGCGTCTCCTCCCCGCCGAGCGACGCGAACGCCTTGGCGATCGCCCGCGCGGCGGCGGAAAGATCAAGGTCGCTCGCCTTCAGGGCCTCGATGGTGACGAGCGCGCCGCCGCCCTGCAGGAGCGCCCGCAAGATGACGAGGAGATCGGCGACGCGCGGCGCCTCGAGCCGCTTTTGAAGCGTTCCGAAGTCGCCCTCGCCCAGCGTTTCCTCAAGCTCGGCGAGGGCGCCGAGCGTCAGGCGGAGAATTTTCCGCTCGCCGTCGATGACAAGCTCGGCGTCGCCCGGCCGATGCTGCGTCATGGCGCGGCCGCGAACGATATCGCGCCGGCCGAAGCGAGCGCGAGCGCGAAGGTCGCCTCGCCGTCATGCTCGCCGGCGTAGTCGAGATTGGCGATGAGGAAGGGGCCGGAAAACTCGCCCATCCCCGGAATGACGAGCCGGAAATTCCGGATCTCGCCGGCGAAGAACGCGGCGCGGACGGCGTCCGCCGCGGCGTCGTCGAGGAAGACGCCGGCGCCCGAGACCGAGCACTGGCGAACGCCGGCGGCGCCCAAAAGCTCGCGCCAGCCGTTTGATTCCGCATGCGTTGCGTCTACCTCGCGGGCGTTCAGGGAAATCGTCCGTGTCCTGAGGCCGGCGACGATCGAGTAGGTTTCCGGACTGCCGCCGTCGCCGATCTTGACGAGCATGTCCTTTCCGCGTTGGGCGGTCATTGTCGGTCACTCCTTGCCGTGGTGGCGTTGGTTTCAGCTTTCATGCGAGCCGCTCCGTCGCGGCGCGAAGGCGGATGAGGCCTTGATGCGCGTCGATGTCGGCGCGGCGGAAGACCTCCGTCGAGACGTGCGCCAGCGAGACGAGGCGAAAGCCCGCCGGCGCCGGCGGCGCGGCCTCGAGCGCGGCGATGATCCGTTCACTGATCTCCGCGATCTCGCGCCGACCGTCATAGCGGGAATGGACGGAAAGCCTTATGTCGTGCTCGGCGAGCGCGTCGGCGCCTTGAACCCGCGTCTCGCGCGCGTCGCCGAAGGAGACGAAGGGATAGACGGCGGTTTCGGGCCGTCCGTCGTGGAGGCGCGCCGGATCGCCGATCAGCGCCTTAAGGCCCGGATCGGCGGCGAGCGTTTCATAGATCGCCTTCTGGAGCGCGAACCCGGCGGTCATAAGACCTCCTCGCAGGCGAGGACGCGGCGGCGCCCGCGCGCGTCGTCGGTTTCGATCGAGACGATGTCGTAAAGGGCGCCGTCGAAGAGCAGCCGGCCGCCGATCGGCGCCGGATTTTCCGTCCGCAGGCGCACGCGGAGACGCCGAATGCGCCGTCCGCCGTCGGGATTGACGAGGGTCGGCGCGAGCTCGACCCGCGCCCATTGCGGCGGCGAGGCCGTGAAGGCCGTCAGGACGCCGCCGGCGCCGTCCGGCGTTTCGCTGCGCGCCATCAAGGTCACGCGGTGACGAAAGGCGCCGATCACAGCCGCACCTGCCGGTAAGGGGCGACGAGCGGCGCGACGTTCGGCGGCTCCGCCTCGCCTTCGCGCGTCTCGTAATAGTGGGCCGCGAGGATCTTCATTGCGAGCTTCAATTCCTCGGGAACCGCGGCGGCGTTCGCCCATCCGGCGGTGAAGACGATGACGGCGCCGGCGAGCGCGCGGTCGCTGACGACGGGCGCCTTGATCAGCACACGGCCGACCGCGCCGGCGATCGCCTCATAGGCGGCGGCGGGGAGCGCCTCGATGACGCCGCCCCTTGCCGCGCCGACGCTGTCGATTGACAGGACCGGCGACAGGGAAAGGACGACCGGCGCGGCGGGCGCCGCGTCAAGCGCGAGGCGCCAGGTCTGCGCGATGAGCGCGAGGCCGAATTTCGCTTCGAGCGTCCGGCGCGCGGCGAGAATGAGCCCCGAAAGAAGCGCGTCCTCGTCGGCGCCGTCGATCTTCAAATGCGCCTTCAATTCGGCGAGCGAAACCGGCTCTTCCGCCGGCGGAGCAATAAGGGTGAGGGACATTACGCAACAGGTCCTTTTGATGATCTGCGGGCGGATGCGTCCCTCCGCCGGCTGCGCCGGCGGAGGGGATCGGCCGCCGCGCTAGCTCGCCGCGAACTTCAGAAGCTTCACCGCCTCGAAGTTCTGCACGCCGCCGCCGACGCGCTTCGTCGTGTAGAAGAGGACGTAGGGCTTGGCGCTGTAGGGATCGCGGAGGATCCTGACGCCCTGGCGGTCGACGATGAGATAGGCGCGTCCGAAATCGCCGAACGCGATCGAATAGGAGTTCGCCGCGATGTCCGGCATCTCCTCGACTTCCGTCACCGGATAGCCGAAGAGCGTCGACGGCGCGCCGGCGGAAACCGACGGCTGCCAGAGATAATTGCCGTCCTGGTCCTTGAACTTGCGGACGACCGACAAGGTCTTCCGGTTCAGGACGAAGCGCCCATTGGCGCGATAGGCCTGTTTGGGCGCGTAGATGAGATCGAGAATCCGGTCGGCCGGGTTCGACGCGGCGAAGCCGCCGGCCGCTCCCGTCGCGACATAGCCGATCTCGTTCGCCGCGCGGACGCTGTCTTCGGCGATCACATAGGAGAGAAAGCCTTTGGGCTTGTTGACGCCGTCGCCATTGACGAAGGCGTTGGTTTCCTGCGCCGCGAATTCGCCCTGGACCTCGTCGGCGAGCCATTGCTCGATGTCGACCACCGCGTCGTCGAGGAGCGTCTGCGAAGCCGCCGGCATCGCGTAAAGCTCCATCGTCGGGAAGTCGATCGAGGACAAGGTCGGCGTCTGGGTTTCAACCCGCCCGCCGGTTTCGCCGACCCAGCCGGCGGCGCCGCCGCCGAGAGAGACCGGCTTTTTAAAGGTCGTCGTCCCGATTTCGCGGTTTGTCGCGATCTGGCGGATCGGCGAGATGTCGCGAACCGCCGCGGCGATGATGCGCTCGGTCGGCTCCGGCGCGAGATAGCCGCCTTCGGCGTCGTTCGTCGCATTGAGCGACTTCGTCTGGAGACCGGCGAGCGCCGCGGCGTCGCCGACGCGCATATAGCGCCCGATCGCCGCCTTCTTCTCGTCGGTCTCGGGGGCGAAGGCGCGGCCGATCGCCGGCCGGCTCGAGGCGAGCGCCATCTTGTCGAGCGCGGCCTTCTGCTCGGTGAGCACCTTGTTGATGCGCTCGACCTTGTCGGAAAGAAGGGCGTCGTCCTTCTTGCGCTCAAGCGCCGCGAGACGCCCGTCGTTCGCCTCCTTGAACTGCTCGAAGGCCGAAAGGAAGTCGCGCATCGCGTCCCTCAACTCGCCGTTCTCGCTGCGTGCCTTTGTCTCCATGTCGTTTTTACTCCTCATACTGACAGGATTACGCTGATAGAATTCTCGCGGCTTCGCGCACGGTCTGCGCGAAGGCCTCGACCGATCGGGATCTCGGCGCGGTCGACGCGCGGACGAGCCGCGCCTTCGGGGCCATCGGAAAGGTGACGATCGACACTTCCCAGAGGCTCGCCTCAAGGATGCGTCGTCCGCCGCCCGTCCGCTGCGCGCGGATCGGCTGAAAGCCGATCGACAGGCCGTCGATGATGTCGGCCTTGATGAGTTCGGCCGCCTCGCGCGCCGTCTGCGTCGAAAGATGGATCTCGCCGATCGCGTAGAGCCCTTTTTCGCGCTCCTCGAAGGCGCGCCAGCGCCCGACCGGCATTTCCGCCGCATGCTGATAAAGAAACTTGACGCCTGCGGGCCCGGTCGCGGCGAGCGACCTCGCGAAGGCGCCCGGCGCGATAATGTCGCGATTGAGGTCGACCTCGTCATAGATCGCCGCCCAGCCCTGGATCGGGAAGGTTTCAGTCATGGCCGCGGCTCCCGTCCTCCAGTTTCGTCTCGATGCGGACGAGCTGCGCGCGCGTCGCGGCGAGCTGTTCTTCGATCCGCGCCGTCCGGACGAGAAGCTCTTCGGCCGCGTCCGCCTTGCGCTCGAGGGCGTTCAGGCGCTCGGCCGCCGAGCCCGACCAGAGGAGCGCCGCCGCCGTCTGCACGATCACCGCGGCGCCGACCGCGACCGACACGCGAAGCTCGGAAAGCTTCAAGATCGCCTCAGTCATCGCCCGCCCCCGTTTCGCGAGGGCCGGAAGCCGGCAGCCCCAAAAGGCGGCGCTTTTCGTCGTCGGACAAGAACGCGGCGGCGGCGACGCGCGCCCAGTCGGCGTCGCGGTCGGCCGCAAGCGCCTCGATTCCGCCGGCGTCGCAGTCGACAGCGGCGCCCGGGAATTGCGGGGCGAACCAGGCGGAAAGCGCCGCGGCGGTCTTCTTGACGAGCGGCAACACCGTCTGCTTCCAGAAGGCGAGGTTCGCCTCCTTGTAGTTGGCGTAAGTGTTGTCGCCGGGGATGCCGAGCAGCTGCGGCGGCACGCCGAAGGCGAGCGCGATCTCGCGCGCCGCGCCGTTTTTCGCCTCGACGAAGTCCATGTCGGCGGGGGAGAGCGACATGGACCTCCAGTCGAGGCCGCCATCGAGGACGAGGGGGCGTCCCGCGTTGGCGATTCCGGAATAGGCGCCGAGGAGTTCGCCCTTCAAACGGTCGAACTGCTCGGCGGTGAGGCTTTCAGCGCCCGGCGGCCCCTTGTAGACGAGCGCGCCCGAAGGCCGCGCGGCGTTGTCGAGAAGCGCCTTGTTCCAGGCGAGCGCGGCGTTGTGGAAATCGACCGCGCCGGAGGCCGCTTCGAGCGGGGAGAAGCCGTAATGGTCGTTCGTCGGGTGGAAGAGCTTTAGCTGCAGGATCGGCGAGAAGCCGTCCGCGTCGGCGCGGAAGACGGTCTTTCGTCCGTCGACGGAATACTCCCACGCCTCCGCCCAGCCCGAGGCGCCGAGGATCGCCTTCATGCGGTCGGGGCGGAGCGCGTAAAGCTCCTTCGGCTCGCCGTCGAGCAGGACCGCTTCGAGATAGGCGTTGCCGGCGGTCAAGAGATGGCCGTAGAGCGTTTCAAGAAGGACGGTGCCCGACTGCTCGGGATTGGGGCGCTGAAGCAGCGAAAGGAGCGGGTGCGCCGCCATCGCCTCGCCCGCCTCGACGACCTTGAGGGGCGCCGAGGCCGCCGCTTCCGCGACAAGGCGGACGCAGCGATAGGCGATGACGTTCTTCTCGTAGCCGGCTTTGGCGAGCGCGGCGTAATTGCGCGGCGTCCAGACGGGCTGGCCGGGCTGGGTCAGCGCGACAAGCGCGCGGGCCTTCGACTGCTTTTTTTCAAAGAGGGAGCGGAAGCGTTTCATCGCGCCGCCTCCTCTCCCCTCTCCCGCGAGCGGGAGAGGGGCCGGGGGCGGGGGGCGGAGGGGAGACGAGGGAACCCCTCGCCCCGTTCCCCGCTCCTGCAAGCGGGAGAGGGGGATCTGAAACTCCGTACGCAACTCAATTGAAACTCTCCTGTCCAATTCTGGTGATGCGGGGCTCGGCCGCCGGGCGGAGCATCAGCTCCCAAAGCGCCCAGACGAGCGCGTCGAGGCGATCAGGACTCGCCGCGCCCGCGCCGGTGAACGTCGCCATCTGATCTTCGAGCCTTGCGAAGGAGCCGATGTGGCGGACAAGCCCCTGCTCGTAGAGCGCGGCGACCGGCTCGGCTCTGAGGCGCTTGCCGCGCGTCGCGCGGACCTCTTTGACCGGAACGCCGCCGTCGACGCCCTTGACGATCTCGCGGACCATGTCGCCGCCCTGGTTCGTCTCGACGAGGATGCGGTCGGCCTTGAACTCGCGGAAGGCGGCGACCGCTTTTTCCGCCCAGCGGCGCGGACTTAATCCGCCCTCGGAGCGATCGGCGAGGACGAAGGCCGCCGCCTCGCCCCTCGCGGCGCCGCGCAGGACGCCGGCGACGACGATGCCGCATTCGTCGGCCGCTTCGCCGGCCGAAGCCGGCGGATCGACGGCGACGACGATGCGGTCGAGCGATTGGTGAAAATCCGGCGGGACATGGATCCGCGCCGCTTCGATCATCGCGCGCGTCCATAAGGCGCCCGCGACGTCCTCGATGATCTCGCCGAAAAGCTCCTGGCGCCCGAGCGCCGTCCCTTCATAGACGGCGGCGATTTCGCCGAGAAACGCCGGCGAAAGATTTTCGGCGTTGGCGTAGGTCGTCGCATGCGACGTCGCGGTCGTCGGCGCGGCGAGAAGGCGCTTTAAGAGCGGGATCGGGCGCGGCGTCGTCGTCACGACCTGGCGCGGCCTTGGCCCGAGACGCAGCGCGAGCTGGAGATTGCTCCACGTCTCCTCCGCATGCTTCCATTTGCAAAGCTCGTCGCCCCAGGCGGCGTCGAACTGGTGGCCGCGCAGCCCGTCGGGGTCTTCCGACGAGAAGACATAGGCGACCGAGCCGTTCCTCGGAAAAACGAGGCGCCGGCGCGACGGCTCGTAGGTCGGGCGCTCGTTCGGCGGTCCGATATGCGCAAGACCCGACTGGCCCTCGATCATGACTTCCCTCCCGTCGGCGTAGGTCTCGGAGACGAGCGCGATGCGCGCCGGGTCCGTCCGCTCGCGGACGAAGGCGCGGATCCATTCCGCGCCGGCTCTCGTTTTGCCGGCGCCGCGGCCGCCCAGGAGCAGCCACAAGGTCCAGTCGCCGGCGGGCGGCCGCTGGTGCTCGAGGCTTCCGTGCGCCCAGTCATGCTCGGCCCCGCCCGCCGGCCTCGCGCCCCGCAGCATCCTTTCGAGCGTCTCCTTGAGGAGTGCGACCTGCGAATCCGTCAATGTAGCGGTCGAGGCGTTTTCGGAGGATCGCCTCTTCCCGTTCGAGTCGGGCGGCGCGCTCGGCGCCGTCGCCGTCGTGGTCATGCTTGGTCATTTCCTCTCTGATGCGGGCAAGGAGCGCGTTCGCCTCCTGCGCGACGCGCATGAACGCGACGGCCGTGCGCGCGATGCGGTCGAATTTCCGCGTGTCCTCGCGCTCTTCGAACGTGATGTCGGCGAGGCGCTTTTGCGTCTCGACGATCGAGAAGCTGAAGATCGCCTTGAGGCTCTCTTCGCATTCCGCGGCCGCCAGCGTGGTTTTCTTCTCCGTCAT